CATCTTCCGTATCTGTTATTGTATATTCAAAATCACTATCCATTGTAGTTGTGATTGTCCAATAATCATCAGGAAGCTGTAAGTATGTATATAAACTACTTTCCATTTTCTTTATCTCCATTTCCATTTGCCCAACCTGTCATGGGATCATAAATTTCATCACGTAAATCCCACATTAAGTCTGCAAATTCAAATTGTTTTTGTTGACATTTCTTATAGTGACCCATTTGTGTTTCATACCACAAGTCCACTATCTTTTTTATTAACTTTTCATTATCTGTTAATCCGTTTGCCATAATTGACCTCTTTTACTTTTCCTAATTTAATTATATACTGCTCTTCACAAACACCATTAAAACCAATATCATAACCTTTATATTCAACTAACATTGTGGAGGCATCTTTAGCATATCCATTTCTAAACTTTATGGTGTCGTATTCTCTCCCCTCAATTCTTCTCTTCCAATAATCAGTTCTATTCCTATATTCAACAGTTTTAGTCCCATCAGCTATAGCATCAAAGTATTTTCTATATAAATTAAGATGTAGTATCTTCTTCATTCATCATATCCTCATATTTATTTGCTAACATTTTCTTCATAAGATTATCTCTATTATCAATCTTCTTTTGTTGTTCTTTACCACCCACACTTGTAGCCTCATATATTTCTACAGCTCCAGTATTAGTATTTACCATTGCTGGAAATGTTAAACCATCAGGTCCAAATCTATTTTTAATAATATGAAATCTACCAGTATTACCTATCTTATCCTCTACCTTTCTACTTAAAGATACTACGAAATCTGCAGTCATTATCTTCTGATATGATTCGGCTATCTTCTGTGCTTCAATCACATCCTCATCTAATGCTGAACGATTTGCTTGTGATGCAGTCCATATTGGAATTTCAAACTCACCAGCCAATCCTCTTAAATCTTCATATATATTACCAAGTGCGTGTCTTACCTCTCTTGCATTTCCTGTATCTCTCAATATATCAGCATAATCTACAACAACCATATCAAATGGTTTACTCATCATTTTTAATTTTTGTAAGTGAGCTGATAATGTATTTACTGATGCTGTTTTTGTTGGAAAATATTTAACAACTAATTCACCTTCAATTTTTTCAATACCAACTTTTACATCATCCATATGATACTTTAAATTCTGATTGGATATGCCCGTAAACACACTATCGTATCTTAATCCAATATATGCTTCATTTAATTCAAGTGAATAATGAACTACATTTACTCCCTTTTTCATTGCCCCACCACCAAGTGCACATAATACCCACGTTTTACCTATACCAGCGGGAGCGACAATCACACCCAACTCACCACTAGCCAAACCACCTTGTGTTAATTCATTTATTACAGACCAAGGAGTTTCTACTGTATTACGAGCCATCTCTGAATATCTTTGTTCTATCGCCACCTCTTCTGCATACTCATGTCCTACATTTCTTTCAGCACCTGCTCTCATAGCATTATCAATTATAGTTTTTATTGCATCAAAATCACCACTACTTTCAAGTATTTCAACCGATTCAACAATTGCATTTTTTAACATCTGATTCTTAAAGAAATCAAGTGCCATGTTTTCTATATAATCTAAATCCGGTGCATCTAAATACCGATAAACCTCTTTAAGTGTTTCTATAATTGTTGTTTTTAAGATGTCACCTTGAACCTCACTTGTTTTTACCTTAAATACATCTAATGTTATCGGTTTCTTATATTCATTAAAATACTCTTTACATTGTTTTACAATCCATTTCAAAGCATCATTGTCATAAAGACTTTCATCAAGGATATCAAATACTTGTTCCATAAAATCTGGTTTTATCATCAAACAAGATATTGATTTCACTTGAAACATATGACCATAATCTGATAATCTATTTGTTGCCACTTAATCCCCTAAAACGATCTAATCGTGTAAACTCCATCATCCAAAAATCAAGATTAGGAATTGCAGTTGATAATTTATCTTTCAGAAACATTGTCTGAAACCTGTATTTAATTAGTTGAGGTACTTTACCATTAATAGCACCCTGTATTTTCATCTTTGTATGATTTGGAATATCCACATTCTGTAACTGCATTAATAGATAATTCCGCTTTATTAAATTACTACTATTTTTTATATTTTCCAATAGTTTTATTTTACCATCTGATTTCCCTGCAAATTCAATTAAATCTCTTGCTGTAAAATCTTTATCTTCTGTAATAGGTTGGAGATACTTTACTATACTTTTTAAGCCAGACCCTCTTATACCACCTATATTATCCGATTTATCACCATCTAATACCCTATATGTTAAAATGTTTCTAGAAGGTATCCCATATTCCTCAAATACCTCATTTTTTGTATATAGTTTTTTCTTGGTTGGACTCCATACTTTTACTCTATCATCTACAAGTTGTAAGAAATCTTTATCGGTTGACATTATAAATATATCACTTTCAGATAAAAGTTGCTGTGATATATAAGCTATAGTATCATCTGCTTCAATTCCATCAATACAAACCAACGTCAGGGGTAGTTGTTCGAGATACTCGATCAACCGCCCCATCTGTTGTTTCATAGATTCCTCCTCGTCTTGGGGTGCAGTACCCCAATCTACGTTTCGATTTAATCTTTTCTTAACTTTACGAGTAGCTTTGTAGTCAGGATAAATCTTTGATCTTCGTTTACTCCCATCCTTACCATCAAATACAATAACAACGCGAGATGGTTTCAATATATCTGATGTATATCGAATAGATTTCAAAAAACCCATCATGCCACCAATATGCAATCCATCGTCATTGATAGCTGGATTTACTGAAAATGATCTTATAAAAGTATTTAACCCATCTATAACCAACACCCTATCATTTAGGTGTGTTACTGATTTAGGTGGTTCATCTTTGATTTGGTCAAGAAAGGATATAAACTTTTCGTTTAAATCTTTCTTGCTATATTTCATCTACTACATCATCCGTTTCTTCAACATCATCGATGCCGAGTTGTTTACTATCGTATTTAAGAATACAAGCTTCACAAATCCTATCATAACAATTTTGTTTTAATTCTGGATTATCTACCATAAGTTTTTCAAAATCCTTTGATTGAAATTTGTGTTCTTTTATAACCTCACCGGTTTTCATATCTACATCATTTAAAGTATACCAAGCACCAGCAACCTTAACTATCTTATGGTCTTTCATTACAGTTAACCAACTACCATAGTCATCAATACCAGTGTCAAAGTAAAGTGGAAATTCTGCAACCCTCATTGGAGGACCCAGTCGATTCTTAATCACTTGACCTTTTATCTTAATGCCTATTGTATTTTTCTTGGTGTCTTTAATCTGACCCATATTCTTAAACCGAATACGAGTAGATGCATGGAATGGTAAAGCCTTACCACCACTTGTAGTCCAAGGGTCTCCAAACATCACACCAAGTTTTTGTCTTAACTGATTAGTGAATACGAGAGCAACTTTTTGTCTTGCAATCATTTGAGTAATCTTTCTCATAGCCTTTGATATAATAATGGCTTTAGCAGTAGCCCAACCATCTTTATCAAAGTCAGCATCCATCTCTACCTTTGTAGAAGCTGCTGCTAAACTATCCACCAATATAGTTACTAATCTATCTTTATCTGATTCACGTATCTTTGTAACGATTGTTTCGATGGTATCAAAAATTTCTTCAACGGTTTCAAGATGTACATATAACATTGTTTTTGTATCTATACCAATAGCTTCAAGAAACTCTGGTGATACTGCCGATTCCGCATCTATATAAACAGCCACACCACCTTTTTTCTGTGTTGAAGTTAATAAATGAGTACCAATTAAAGATTTACCACTACCTTCTAAACCATTTAATTCTGTAATTTTACCTACGGCAACCCCACCATTTGGTTTATTAGAAATAGCTAAATCTAACATTGTTGAACCTGTTGAAATCCAATCAGTAACATCAGTAGGATTAGAACCTTCATCAAGAAAATACGCAACCTTTTGATGTTTAAATTGTTTGTTTAATTCATCAGCTATTACATTAGCCAATTCATCTTTTTGTGTCATAACTTTCTCCTATAATATATGGGTGGGATGGAACGAACTCCCACCCATAAAATTATTTATTTTACTGATTAACTATTGAACAAACTATCAAATGCATCTTCAACATCATCTGTTTTTTTGGTTGTGCTGGTAGTTCCTACATTAGTAGTAGGAGATGTAGTAGCAGTAACACCATTAGATGTTGTAGTTGTATCTGTTTCATCTGTTGGATTAAGATAACCTGCAAGAGCTTCTTTCAGTTCATCATAAGATGGTTCTGTGTAAAGTTCTGTTACGTCAACTTGATTCTCAAAAACAGATTCTAACAATGTTTTATTATCAGTAATTGGAGTCTGATTAGGTTTAACTCGAACTGTTGTTTTACCATATTGATTACCCGCTTCTGCTGGTGTCTGACGTTCAATACCAATATCACGACCTGTTAAAGGATCTGTAATATCACCATAATCAGGATCAGCAATAACACTCAATAGTTCTTGATAAACTGTTTTACCAAATCCCCAAAATTTAACACCCTCAGATTCACGACCTCTAACTACAACTGGAACAAATGTTCTCATTTTAGGTTCAAGTCTTTTACCTTGAATCCACTCATCTTTATCACCAGTAGATTTAAGTTTATCGGCAAATTCCTGAACTGGGTCTGGACGACCATGTGAAACGGGTGAAAGGTAAGTTTTGTTGCCCAAATTATAATGAAAATATAATTCAATAAATGGATTATCTTTATTATGTTTGTAAGGAACAACACGAACAACCTGATTACCGGGTTCTGGTTTCCAAAAGTTATTTGAAGTTGTAGTTTGGTTCTGTAACGATTCTAGTTTCGTTTTTATAGCATCTAAGTCCATGCTTTTTCTCCTATGTTTTATCTTTTATTGTTTATTGTTTATGGCTATTAACATAACCATATAACCTATTACCTACAATATACACCAATTTTGGCATATAAAACAAGCCTTTTTTAATTTATTTTTATGATTTTATAAATCCTCGTAGGTATCTTATTTAACCCATCTGAATTTGTTACCATAAGGGTATTCTTAAAATTTTCCCACGGCACTATAAATTTGCTATCTACTAACCCATTATTAAGATCAGCAATTACCTCATTTAATGCATTTATCGTATATAATGTATTGGAATGTTTCTTCCTATGAAGAGATATTGTTC